TATTGGTTGGGGACAGGCCCAACCTTGGTTAGAGTGTGAAGAATTGAATACATTAGAAGATTTTTCATCTACCGTTAGATTGTTTGAATTTTTTATGCGAGCAGCTAATGGAGTTATTGAGATAGACGTTATTAACGAGCTAGTTTCTCCAAGTGCTAGTTCTGATATTTCTATCAATGTTTATGTGTCTATGTGTGATGACGCTAAATTTGCTCAGCCAGATGGCGAGAAAATTAAGAGTCTTACATATTTTAGACACCCGAACGAAATTCCACCAAGTGAAGAACCACTTACGAAAGAAATTCCACCAAGTGAAGAACCACTTACGAAAGAGATTCCACCAGGTGAAGAACCACCCCCGAACGAGATTCCACCAAGTGAAGAACCACCTTTGGATTCTCAGAGCGGAATAGTAGAACAAGATGGAATTGATGAACCATTAGCGGCTACTCAATTAGAAACAATTGCAAGCGAGTCTGCACCAGAAGATCAAACAATGAATGTTTTCTTTGGAGAAAATGTTACAAGTATCAGAGAATTAGTTAAGCGGTATGTTCTCACTAGATATTGGAATATAGTTTTTGGTGCTTCAGGCGGTATAAATGTAGTTAGATTTCAGAATAAAACATTTCCTTATCAACGTGGATATGATTCTATTGGTCTTGATACCGCACCTCATGGTACATATACGTATAGTTCTATGAATCCCATTAGTTATTTCCAGGCATGTTATGCTGGATATAGAGGGTCTATTAGACATAAATATTTGTATCATTCATCCGGTAATATGGATTTACCAGTTGTTGAACGGGAAGATTATTCACCTGATACTGCGGGTATAACGTCAATTCAATTTTTCCCAGTTACAGGTAACAATTCAGCAAACCTTACGGGGGCGTTTACTAATACGTCTTGGCAAGGTGCTGCAGGAACTGGAACATCAATTAATAATGGCATAGAAGTTGAATTTCCTTTTTATAATAAAGGAAGGTTTGGATATTCTAGGCTTATTAAAGCGCAGGATTTGGATTGTCCATCTACCAGTAGTTGGTTTATTACTGGGATGGATAATTTCATTAAAGCTGGAACCTTTGAGAAGATCGGGTATCAGCAATGGACCGCAGCCGGTGAAGATTTTTCATTTTATTTTTTCAC